ACGTCCCATTGCTTTTTGCTCAAATCCCAAGCCTTTGTTGCCGATATTATATCGACTGCCAAACCATACTGGTGTGGGCTTTGTCCTGCTCTTGCATTAGACCTTCCCTGCGCGTGCAATTCATCTTGCCGCTCTCGCGTTCTCAAAAATTCAAACGCTTTTATTGGTATTCGACGTGCCTTACACTCTTTGTGCATAGCCTTCCAAAAATCGACTATATCTGGGTGTACCCACATATACTCGTTTTCGCTTTGGTCTATGACTACATGTATATTTTTGTGTGCGTTTACGTCGACTAGGTCTATTGCAGCATCTGTATGCTTTTTATGCGCCAGCCCTTTAAGGTACTGGATGCGGTCTAAAAACCGCACCCACCTTAAAAAACTAAGTAGCGGCCTCATCTTCTGTAACATCTTCTGTTACTTCCTCCGCTACTGTTTCTTTTGCCTGCATTGCTGCTATTTGCTGCCTCAATTCAGCGAGCTGTAAACGCTCGTCTTTCATTTGTGCATCAAAATGCGCTTTGTTTAACTTCATTATTTCCACCATTTGCGCAAACTCTTTGTTTTCGCGTATTCGTGGTTCCAAGTTAACAAATTCTTCGTCTACCGTTGCCTCAACCGACTGGTCCAGATCGGGCAGATTCACCCATACTTGGGCTTTCTTGTCTGCTTTTATAAGCACCCATGAATCAGCTTTTGCGGTGTATTCGACCGACATTTTGTCGTCGCCACTGGCCACAAGCTTTGCCTTGCTGAGATCGCTCGACTCGACATCTACCCATATTTCTATGGGCGAGTTCGCGATGACCTCAAACGCTACGCGTCTGGGTCTGTTGCTTGGGAACGCAATAACGTCGCCCGCGTTGTAATTGCTCCAATGGTCTATAACACCCACTTTAAAATGTTTCATTTCATCACCTTTTATTTAATTTTTGTGTAAAGTGGCGGAGGGCAGGGAGGTTCCCCTCCGCCTATTCACTTACTTAGTTATTCGATTTGAATCGACTAAGTTTGTGATAGTTTCGTAATCAGATGTAGCATCAGCCTCAATTAGCCTATCTCCAAAGACCACATTCGTATCGACAGTTAAATCGCTCACTGCAGTGATCTCAAAACTATCGCTTACCTGATCTGCAAAAATTTTCTTGTGTAAATTTGTGCAAAGGTAAAAGTCCGTCGACAAACTTGGATCTGTTGTTTCATTTGTCCAAATTCGCGAACGTACTTCTGTGTACGCGTCATTGCTTGGTCGATAAAACTTACCGCCAACCATTATTTGATCACGGTTGTACTCGTGATTTAATGGCGCGTATCCTAATGTTGCATCTGGTGTACTATGATTAACGTCCAAATGATTTTTCGACACCTTTGAAATCTTCTCAGGGTCAAGGCTGTCTCTAAGTGCATTAGGTAATTGATCTGTATCTGTTGTGTATAAAAAGTAATCCTTTTTACGTTCCCAAATACGCTCTGGCGCTATTTCTAATGTTGTCATTACAACACCACCAACACTTGTTCTAGGTGCTCGCACTCTATAACCCAATGACACGAAACCGTTTGTTGCGGTATCGTCCAAGTTTCCACTATCCGTTGCATAACGTTGTGCAAACCCAAACATTCCGCTTTGTTGTCCAATTAGCATTGGTTGTTTCATCATTTCGGTTGGTACTGTAATGCCCTGCATTAACAAATCGATTATATATTCGTCATCGATTCCATCATAAGCAGCTCTTATTTTTGCAAACGCTGCTGTTTTTCGCGCTTGCTCTATATCTGCTAATGACAACGTAGCATTACCATATTGTGTATTTTCACTTAATTCTGCCCACATTTCAGTAAACTGATAATGTGTTCCAATATCTGTAATGTCGCCGCCTACATTATATGGCACATATGCATGTGTTGGTTGCAATGCATCATTCTGGTCTGCTCGTCTATTACTCTCAGATCCATCACTTTCGTTATGTAAAAATTTAGACACTACTGGTGCTTTAAATGTTAAACTATTTAATGCTACTTCCCCATCGATAAGCTTTTGATCAAAATCAGCCATAATATGACTGTTACCTTCGTTTGGCCAAAATGCTTCTGCTAGGTCATGCTCAAATTCGTTTCGCAAACTTAAACTTGTTGAGCGTGCCTTACGTCTATGGTTTACAATCGCATTATATGCTTGCACATATGCGTTATTCATATCAGCTGCGCCGTGATGAATTCCCATAGTTCCGTAAAATTCTGCACGTCCGTTATCGCCAGTATCCATATCTGTCGGACTACTGTCAGTAACAACGCTTGACCCGTTATAGTACTTATTCTTTTCAAAAAAATCGACTTGCGACCCCGCTATTCCGTTTTCTTTGCTATAACTTCTATTCAGCTCTTCTATTGACCCGTTAAATTGGTCAAACGCTAAATATGGTACAAAATATGTCATCGCTTTTGCGACAATTGCGTTAACTGGTTTTTCTGATGTTTCCATCATTTCCACGGACACATTTACGTTTCCGCTAAACCCTTCTTCCCGCAATACTGGATCTGCTTTTAAAGGTAATATCTTACCCGCATCTCCTGACGTTAATACTCTACCTTTCGACATTCGCCTTGTGCGTGAGAAACTCACTGGCACGTTAGGTATTAATTCTGTATTTCGCATTTACTTTCTCCTGTTTATTATGCGTTTAATAATTGCTCTTATTTTTTTGCACTTTGTGCATTTCATCTAACTCTTCTGCCTATTGGAAAAGCTTTTACTGCCCAATCTCCG